TACAGCGAAGCTATCTTTTTATCGCCAATCCAAATTGAGGTCGGGCAATGTGGCATCGGATCTGGCCACGGCGTCGGTGTGTGCGATTGCTTGGTCATAGTGACCTCCCGTTAGGCGACGGTGAGACCGTCGTTGGTGAGACCGTTGAGAATGGCTTCGGCGAAGCGACACTCGATCACTATGCCGCGGCCGAAGGTGAGGTGATCCGGATCGATGTGCTCGTCGATCCAATCCTTGGCTGCCTGAGACAGCGGCGTGAGGATGGTGAGGGAGCCGTGGTGCGCGAAGCCGTGGTGCGCGAAGCCGAAATCCGGCTTCGGTTCGTCGATCGAGACCCAGGCGCCGTCGATCAGGGTGTAGCGCCCTGGTTCGAGATCGAGGCCGCTGACTGAGCCGGCGCATTGAACGTAGTACATGGTGCCTCCCTAGTTGGTGTTGTCGATAACTTCGGTGCAGCTGTTCGTGTGCGTCTCGATTGCCTTGCTGACTTTGGCAGCGAAGGCAACGGCGTCATCCAACGATACGCAATCCAGCGTGACGGACTCCATGCCTTGACCGATGGTGATGCTGTATACGAGCGATCCGTCGGAGAGCTTCTGGTTGTTCAGTGCGATGTCGATGTCCATTCTGTTTCTCCTGTGTCTGCGCACGGGCGCATTGGAAGGCCCCCGCGACCGGGGGCAATCCAATGGGTCAGTGGTCAGTCGATAGAGTCTCCTTTGGAAAGTTGACGAGCCCACCTGAGATAACGTGCCCAACCGGCCATGCCGCAGCTGCCGATGACGCGGCCGATGAACTCAACAACGGGCTCATCTTTTCCGTCCCAGGTCTTGCGGGTGGCCTTGGCCAGGCCGGGTGGCGGGTTCTTGAGCAGCGCCTGCAGCTCATCGACATTGCGCATGTGCTTCGCTTGAGCCAGGTCGCGCTGGTGCTTGCGAACGTCCGGGTGAGTCTTGTATTGCCGGATGATGCCGGCGTCACCTGTCTTTTGAACGCAGTCGGAGCCAACGACGAATGTCTTGCCGTGGGCATCCTTGATGACGCAGCAGTAGATGATGCCGGTGCCGCAGTACGCGCAGCTCGCGCCAGGCTGCACGGCCGCACCGGGGCAGGCCTGGTATACGCGCTTCTCGAATCCAGAGACGCTGAACGGAGGAATACCGAGGCCGGCGGCCTCGAAGCAGTGCTTGCCGTAGAGCTTGGAGTTGTCCGAGCGGATCACTGAGGTCTCCTTTTCAGTAGTGACGCAACGAACACGGAGTCGGCCGTCACAAGGTGACGAATGCCCCGCAGAGATCGCGCAGATCGCCGTCGTTGTATTCCGGGGCTGGGTACTCTTCGTTGATCGCCAAGAAGCATTCATCGAAAGCGGGGCTCCAGTCGGCCGCTCGGTATTGCTCGACGATGCAGAATTCGTTGTTCATTTGGGTTCCTTTGAAGGAGTGAAGTAGTGACGCAACGACACTATACCGAGGTCGGAACAGGTTGTCAAGTGGGTAATTACCTTCAGGTAAATCAGGGGGTTGAGTGAGCCGCCAGAATAAGCAAGCGAAGCGCCGTGCGATCGCGGCCGAGATCACGGCCCTGCACAAGCAAGGTCAACGTGGAGCGAAGCGCGCCACGCCTAAGAAGGCGCGGAAGAACTGGCGCAGCGATTCAGAGAAGGCGAAGGACTACGCGGCCTTCCTCGCGAAGATGCGCGCAGAGAAGAGCGACGCCGCGAAGGAGCGGTTCGGCAAGGACACCAAGGGGGAGTTCAGGTGGTGAAAACCTGGAAGGGCAAGCAGTTCGTGATGAAGCGCGTGCGGCTCGACGATACGGTCGACCCGATGATCGAGCGTCCGCGCATCGTGGGGGGCGAGACGGTTCGCGTCTCGGAGCACCCGAAGATGTGCGCCAACGACCGCGTGAACCTCACGCTGGTCACCCAGGATGGCCTGCGGCTGTTCCTGACGACGCGTGAGCTGGAGGCAAACATCGCATGATCGGCGAGCTGGATTTCGGCGGCCTCATCATCGGGCTCTTCATCATGGGGCCATTCGGTCTGCTAGCCGTGATCGGGGCAGGATTGCTCCTGGGCATGGGTGCCATCGTTGTGTGTCGGGTTTTTGCAGCGATAATCGGAGCATTTTTCCCATAGAATTCAGTACGAACGGTATATACCGTTTGAAGATTAATCGACGACGCCAGCGAAAGACGCCCAACAGCGAGGTGCCCTCACCGGGCTAACGGGCTGCAGCGACCCCAGTGATCAGGGGAGGACCACCGCGCTAGGCTCCGACCTCAGCCTAATAGCCAGCGAGATCACGTTGTCGACCCCATTCCGAGGTAGCTCAGTTGGCAGAGCGCGTGACTGTTAATCACGGGGTCGCTGGTTCGAGCCCAGCCTTCGGAGCCAGTCGAGCCGTGCAGCGATGACATCGAGCCCCGCGTCAGGTCCGCCTGGCAAAAATAGGCGCGGGGACAAACCGGGGTGGAACTCCCTGGGGAATCTCGGGGCGCTGAGGGACGGTGCCGCCGCCCGGCGTGGCGCCAGCAGGGGGACCAGAGTCGCGCGAGCGATCTTGAACATCTGGGCCTGCAGCCGGGCAACCTTTTTCAACCCGGGCGCGATAGCAGCGCTCACCCTCCTCCTGGCACTGCTGTACCCGCAAGGGTAGCGCCCGGACCCAACAAGGAAACACCCAATGACGCTACCCAATTCGGGCGTGTCGCCAGAGAGGAACCGAGTAGTAGTCATGCTCGTGACCCGATGCGGCAGCCCCTTCATCGTTCACGAGATCGTAGTGGTGCCGCGATGATCCGCATAGCGATCCTGCATGGCGGCCCAAGTGATCGCCACCAGATGGTGGTCGATCGATTTTCCGAGGAGGTGGTCACGGCCGTGCTCAAGCCATTGAGTGTGCGGCCGGGCCCGGAACCATCGGAGCCGAATATCGCCCGGGCTTACTACGAGCGAGTGATGTGGCCATACCGCGTGAGCCCACACCAAGAGGTGTGCCTCTACGTCTACACGGGCACGCGATGAAGATCAGCCTCCATGAGCGCTTCGTCCGCATCCCGATGGACCGTCTGACCAAACTGCAGGACGAAGTGGCCAGAATCGGCTGGACGGACCCCTTCTACTACGTCTCGGCTAAGCAAGAACTGCTGGCGGTGGCCAACGAGGGTGTCGTGGCTATGCCGCTGGAGCCGGCCCCCGTGGAACGCGCCAGCGTCAACTCCTCCAAGGCGCACCGCAAATGAGCGCCACGCGGAAGAAAACAGTGGCCAAAGAACCGGCCAAACGCTACCCGGAGGCCCCGCTTAGCCTGAAGCAGATCGCCTTCGTGGACGAGTACATGAAGGACCGCAACGCCACCCAGGCGGCGATCCGGGCGGATTATTCTGAGAAGACGGCCCGTCAGATCGGCTGCAGGCTGTTGACCAATGTTCACATCCGGGCCGAGGTCGCCAAGCGCACCGAGGAGTACACCCGTACCGCTGGACTGACTGCCCAGTGGGCGCTGGAGCGCATCAAGCGCATAGCTGATGCCGACCTGCGCAAGTGCTTCGACGACAAGGGCAACTTGCTGGACGCGACGGAATGGCCCGATGACGTGGCCGGCGCCATAGCCGGGATGGACGTCACCGAGGAATTCTCCGGCACCGGCTCTGGTCGAGCGCTAACTGGGTACACGAAAAAGATCAAGCTGTGGGACAAGCTGGGAGCGCTTCGGATCATTCTGGAGTACCTCAAGGCCATACCCGTGGCGCCCGCGCAGGGCAGCGTCACCAACGTCCAGGTGAACGTCGACAAGCTCATCGTGGCTCTGGATGCCACACCGGTACCAGCCTAATGAGGCGCGCGGCGACCTGCCGCTGAGCATCTACGATCGCCTGCATGACACCGAGCGGTTCACGCCCGGCAACATCAAGGCCGCCTGGGCGAACCTGCTCAAGGCTGGGGCTACCCCAGCCCAGCTGGGGCGGGCTGATCGCTTCTTCCTGCTGACGCAGCTCTTGCGCCGGAAGGATGCCGAGCACCCGTGGCTGTTCGCTCGATGCCGAGAGGTGGAGGCAGACCCGGATGGGTACCTCGACCTGTGGGCGCGCGAGCATTACAAATCCACGATCATCACCTTCGCTGGCGCGATCCAAGAGATGCTGATCGATCCCGAGATCACGATCTGCGTTTTCAGTCACACGCGGCCGGTAGCGGTCAAGTTTCTCTCCCAGATCAAGCGGGAGCTGGAGCACAACGAGGAGTTGCAGGACTACTACCCAGACGTCCTGTGGAAGAAGGCGTACAAGGAATCGCCGCTGTGGTCCCTGGAGAAGGGCATCACTGTGCGGCGCCAGGGCAACCCGAAGGAAGCCACGATGGAGGCGTCCGGGCTCGTGGACGGGATGCCGACTGGCTCCCACTACGCGTTGCGCATCTACGACGACGTGGTGACGCGCAAGAGCGTGAGCACGCCGGAGCAGGTTAGCAAGACCACGGAGGCGTACCAGCTCTCGGACAACCTGGCTGCCCGCGGGAGCGACGGGCTCAGCCGGGAATGGATGATCGGCACGCGCTACACGTTCGCCGACACCTACCAGTCGATCATCGATCGCAAGACGCTCAAGATCAGAACGTACGCGGCCACGGACGACGGCACGCGCGCCGGCAAGCCGGTGTTCCTCTCGCCCGAGGCGCTGGCCGAGAAGCTGATCAAGCAGCCCTCCGCGATCTTCGCGGCGCAGATGCTGCAGAACCCGGCCGCCGGCACCGAGGCGATGTTCAAGTCCGAGTGGCTGCGCTTCAGCCAGATCCGTCCCGCGACGCTCACGGTGGCGATCACCTGCGACCCGGCGCGCTCGAAGAAGAAGGGCAGCGACTCGACGGTCATGCATGTCCAGGGCTACGACGCCGGCCGCAACCGCTATCTGCTAGACGGCTATCACCACAAGAT